CGTGGAGGCCAGCGCCGGCACCATACCGATGTCCTGCCATTCGCTGCGCCACTGCGGCCTCACCGGCAGGGAATCGGTGGTCGCCATTCCGGTCTGCCGATTCGGTCCCCGGTAGACGTTGACGTCGTAGCTCGCCGCAAACGAGGCCTCGACGTCGTCGGTGGTCGCAGCGAGCACCGCGGTGACCGGCTGAACGACGAGAAATGCGCCGACAGCATCGTCTGTGGCGGCATCGATCGCTGCAAAAGCAACTGGCAGGTTCGTCGCAAGCAGGACACCGGTAGCATCGTCGGTGATCGCGTCCAGCGTGGCATTTGACTGAATGCTGAGCCGGTCGAAATTAAGGATGACATGAGCACCGTCCGACTGGATCGGATCGGCGAATACCAGGAGGACCTGGTCTCCCGGCTGCGGAGCCCAGGTCAAAGATTGCCCTCGGTGATAACAGCAGACACGAAATGGATGACACCACCGGCCGTCACCGTGATCGACGGCATTTTAATTGGACCCGGTCCGGACAGATCGGTGACATCCAGATCCGCGACGAAACCGCCCGCCCGGTCCAGCCCACGGACCCAGACCGCATCCCCCGAAGCGTCAGCCAGAGGATCGTCTGCTATGGCGCTGAAATTAAGCACCCCATCGCTCACGGTCCCGACCGGATTCGAGAGCGGACAGGTGCCGAGCAAGGTCTGTGTCGTCACCGCAGCGCCGGTGCTCGGCCGCGGACCGGTGTAGAACTGGAAAACGGCCGTCCCGGAACCGACCGCGAAAGCGTCGACGATATCCTGAGCGCGCGTTGTCCGCAGCGCAGTCGCAAATCCCATACCGCTCATAGATTAGACCTCCACACGATGATTCCTTATACCGGAGTAAGATGGGAGGCAATCACCGCATTATTGGCATTGGTTTTGTCATACCCAACAATGTAGTAATTCCGGTCCTTGGGAAGATAGTAGAAATCGTAACTGCCATCGACCCCGCTAACCTTTTCCTCCACCAAAATATCGGATTGTTCGTCGAATAGGTGCAATCGCCTCGCAACCGGCGTCGACCCGACGAATACCTCACCGCTGATCGTTCCCAGACCAATACCGTCTTGGTAGGTGACGTAGAAATGCTGGCCGGTTTTGGTCAACGTCGCCGCCGGATTCCTGATAGCCGCATACGGATCAACCATGATGGGATTAAAAGGATTATATCGGCCAGGGAATATGGTTTTGTAAATTGAACCGGCCGGCGCTGGAGCGTATGCGTCTGCAAAATCATCGAAGGGAGCCGCAGGTGGTGTGAAGCTTCCGGAGTAGAGCGCGCCGAATGCAATGTCCACCTCGGATAAATATCCGTTCAAACTGTTCGTCCCATCGGCCGCTCCCGCACCAATCACAAGATTGTGATTATTTAAGGCCAGCATCCCCGATAACGCACCGGATCCAGCAGATATCCCATTGACGTAAAGCGTCCAGGTCACACCGTCCCAGACCAGAGCAAAGTGATACCACGTCGCCGCTAAATACGCGCCGGCCGTTAAAAAGCTAACAGCCCATGAGGTACCGTTGGTCGAAAACAGAACCCCAAGTTTACCGGTCGCGTCCAGGTATAGAACGAAGGGAGCATAAATGGATCCGGTGTTGCGTTTGGCCACTAGCCCTTGGGTAGCATTGACCACATTAAACCTTACCCAACCTTGGATGGTGAGGCCTCCCAGGCGCAGCGCAATGTCTGCGGAATCTGGCGACGTCAAATAGTCTCCCGTTCCGTCGAATACCGCGGATGACGCGACACCCATCAGCGGAGGATACTGCGCGGTGGAAATCTGGGCATTGCCGTTGACGGTGATCGCATGCCCTTTGACATCGCTGAACGTCGTCGAACCATTCGCCCCGGTAAGATGTAGCCGCAGGCGCCGATAGTGCCAGAAATAATCACCGGCCATGATTTACCTCCATGGCCCGATTACGTTGAGGAACAAGTCCCAGAGCGCAGTACCAGAATAGCTGGTGGTATTGACGCACGGTATATTCATCAACGTGAGCCCAGGCAGGTTAGTTATCCCGGCCCATAGGGTATAGGGAAGTGCGCCGGTATTGCTTGCATTCATAGACCGATACAATCCAGGAGGCTCCCCGCGGATTCCGGAATTTGCTCCCAGGTATGGTATCGTCAAATAAACCCCCAGGTCGGTCGGATTGGGAAAACTAAACGTATTGGCTTGATATGCGGCCGAATATGACCCGAGTTGTGACGAAGTGCCTGCGAGTTGAGTATAGGACCGAGCCACATAACAATTATAGAAATTGTTGTTCAACCCATCGGTCCAGAGCAATGCCGAGCCCTGGTTTGATGTCGTATCGTATGTCGTGGCGGACGGCGCGTTACTTCCAGTTATTAAACAATTGAACGCATCGCTCGTCCGATACGATGAAAATTCTCCGAACGCGTAGTTATTGAACGCATTTGGGTAAGTCGCATTATGAGCGACGAAGAAATAAAAGAAACGGCTGTCGGCCATGACGCACCAAGGTCTGGCTGCCGACGATGCCACGTCGGACTTAAACCATTTAAAGGATGCCAGTGCCATCTGGCCAACAGTGGGAAACTGATCCTGGAACGTCGTTGGCGTTATATCGGTCGCGCCGATATACCCGCGAACCGTCGAGTAGGTGGTGGTCGTATCATCGATGCGGATTTGCCCATCGCAGCCGCCCGCGCCCATTTTATAAAGTGCGACATTGGTACCGGAAAATTGCTTGGTCCATCCCGCCGCGGATTTAACCGCGGTGATGGTACCGGTCGGTGCGGTCGTTCCAGGCGCAGCGGCAAGCTCATAGGTAAACGTATTGGCGCCGGCAGAGGCAACCTTGAACTGGCCGTTATAGGCGCCATCGCTTGCCCCCGCGATGGTCACCACATCAAATTGGTTATAGCCGTGTGCGGTATAGGTGGCCGTCACCGTCGTTCCAGAGCACGACAATGACAATCCGGACTTGAACCCGTACCCGTTCACAAGGCAGGCATCGAGCAGCGCGATCAACGAACCGACAGATCCGGAAAACGACGGAGCACCCACATCGGTGGAACGGAATATTTTAATTGCGCTGGGCATTTGCGTCATGATTACGTCCTCCAGCTTGTCGTGATATTGACTAACATCTGGCCGAGTACGCCCGCCGCGTACCCGTGCGGCATCGCTATAAATTCAGAGCCAGGGTATCCATCAATGTTCGCCACCATCGACAACTGGGGAAATGGTGCAGCGTGCTGCGGAGCTAATATCCCAGGCATATACCCGCGCAGATGGTTGTCGCTTTGTATAATTTTAACCATCTCGACGTATATTCTGTTATCCGGCCCGTTGGGCAATGGGAATCCATATACCCCCATTCGGCTTTGACTTGCGTCCATCGGACCGGAACAGATATACATGCGTATGGGATTGGGTATGCGGGCATGGTTTCTAGGACACCAACTATTCCCCCAGGATGAATTGAACCCATGGGATAATGAACTCCACGCAGTCGCAGAGTTATTACCGTCCATCTGCGGAGAAAACATAAACCCATAAGGATCGCTCGGTATAACCGGAACGAAGTCTCCGACGAAGTACGTCCCCTGGGAAACATTGTTTATATCGGTCAGGTTATAGTTTGTAGAGCAACTCCAGATATAGAGCGCCCTAGAATCGCCAATCACTGCCCACTGACCGGTATACCCAGAATAGTTGGATTTAATGAAGGTGGAATAGCCGGGATAGACCGGAGTCGGAGGATATGACACCAGGGAAGGGAACGGATACCGGCCGGTATCGACATCCGTCATCGATTCATATGCCCGCAGCATTGCGAATGTGGTCTGCGTATCTTCGACCCGCAAGTACATACCGGTAGCGGACGGATCGATACTCCGATAAACCGCCTTGTTAGTGCCACTGAAAACTTTACTCCAACCTGGAATCGGCGCCTTCTTAACAGCCACGGTGCCTGACATGGCGCCTGGATTCGTTGCCAATTGCACCGTGAACGTGGTCGACGTTGGCACCGAATAAATACGCCAGTCCCCGTTATATGCGGCCGGCGACGCTCCGCTGATATTCACGACGTCCAACCGGAGGTATCCGTGCGGTGCTGAGGTGGTGAATGTTGCGAGCAGGCCACTGTCGACCGAAACGCCTGATATGGATTTGACGTTGTAGCCATTGACTAAAACCGTATCGAGCATCGCGATTAACGCGCCGGCAACGTTTCCCACCCCTGGAGTCCATTGGTAGGCTCCGGTGTCGTTCGAAAAGAACTTTCTGACTTCGGTGTTTGCTACGGCCATCAGTTAGCGCTCCCCCGGATCTGCAGTCGGAACTGGTCCACAGGCTGCGTGGCGGTCGGGATGGTATTGAACCGAACCACCGTGCCGACAGCGATCACCAAACTGCCTCCACCCCCGGACGGTGTCCCGAGCGTCTGAAACGCCCGGTGGTCCAGCGTCCAGTACGGCGCGCTGGCCGCAGTATTGACCGGCCCATAATCGGCCGAGATATTGATCGGACTGGACGTCAGCCGGCCGATGGATTCCGCATGGACGTGGTAGGTGGTCGCGTCGACGAAAATCAGCGCCCAGCGCTCCCTGATCGTTCCAGCGCCGCAGGTGAAGGGATAGGTCACGTGATCGAAAAAACCGTCTGCATCGGCGCCGTAGCGCTGATCTGCCCACATGCCGTACCAGGTCGGCTGATCGAACAACACGGATACATGTGCAGCGACCGATGCGCCCGCGCCGGCATAGGGATCGGACATCAGCGTGGTCCGCGCCAGCCAGGCCGGCACGTTGGCGCCGCGCGTGTTGAACCTGAGCACATTTCCCGATTGCCACCCGGATCCCCAGCCGGCTGCCCAGAGGATGAAATAGGGACGGCCGGTGTTCGGATTGATCGGCGCATAGTCCGCATTGATATGCCCCGGCGTCTCCAGCGCGCCCGAGTATTCACCGATGCAGATGAAGTTTAGCGTCCCGGAAAACACGATGGCCCAGCGCTCCTCGATGGCGCCGGCATTGGAGACTTCGATGGGATAAATCGTCTGGTTATAGGACGCGCCAGCCGCGGAGCCCGATACGGTGTCCGCCCATGTGTTAGTCCAGGTCTGCTGATCGAACACGGTGTCCACCCGCGACTTCATGTCGCCGATGAGCAGCGCGGAGGACAGATAACTGGTGTCGGCCGGAAAGTCGTGCGACACCGGACGCAGCAGCTGGATCTGGCCGGTAATCTGGACGTCCTGCACCAGCGCCCGGTCCTCGATGCGATGCTCGCAAGTCAGAGGCCCCACCAGGCCCGTCACGTCGACCGGCGTCACGAACCACAGATGACCGGTATCCAGGTCCGTCACATAGCGACTGGTCGGTACCGCAGCGCCCGTCGCGTCGAACAGCTTGGCGTAGGCTAAGCGCGTTCGTCCGGCATCACCGAGCTTGGTCTTACTGCCCACCAGTGGCATGCTGCCGGCCGTCCCTGAGCCATCCCCGATCTGCTGCCGAACCGTATTGTGCAGGACCGCCACATTGCCGGTCCGGAACAGCGTCACCCGCCCATCGGTCGGCAGCCGGACGGTGTCGATGCCCAACAGATCCCCGTCGAGCGGGATGTAGGAAATCAGCACGGTGTTGTACAGGATCGAGGACGGCAGCACCAAGGTCGGCTGCCAGCGCAAGGTCGCATCGGTCGGATGCGCCTCGGCATTGGCGAACGGAACCTCCGATAATGCCCAGCCGCCATCAGCGACCGTCGCCCAGGCGCCGAACTTGATCCAGGCAGCGCCCGAGTCCCAATCGATGTGACCTCGCACCCAGGTCCCGGAGATGGTCCCGTTAACGTCGACCGACCCGGTGATCAGATCCGTCCCATAGATAGCAACACTGCTGCCGACCGGTGGCCTGGTGCCCGGCAGGCTGCCCAGCGCGAATACGTCGGTGGCTGCCTGCCGGATCACCCGCCTGGCGCGAACGGAGAAACTGCCGACCGCGACCGGGATCGATGGCGTGCGGAAAAACGTCTCGGTCGTCGTCCAATCGCCCTCGAATGTCGCCAGCGACGACACGGTGAATGCCGGTATGGATCCGCTCACCGACGTCAACTGGACCCGGCCGGTCGCATAATCGATGGTGCCGGCGACGGTGCCGAGATTGGTGACCGCTGATACATCTTTGACGATCACCCCGTCCCGATCCACATAGACCGAGGCCCCCATGCTGAAGCGCACCGATCCCGGCAGCACCGGATGCGTCAGATCGGGAAACAGCGCAATACTGAGCGGAGGCACGGAGACTCCCGCGGACTCCGTCACGGCTGTCGCCTCGCCGGCATAGGACCCGTCATAGGAAAAGGCGTCGCCATTGCGAGACGGCCCGACTGCCTCCTTCCAGGATCCGGTGGTGGTCGCAGTCGCCCCGGAGTAGCTGGTAGCCGTGAAATAGTACGGAACCGATGCCACCAGCTGCGATGCCGGGATCGCGATGGCGCCAGTGGCATAGTTCACCGTCGCACCCGAGATGGCGACGCGGACCGTCGATGTGCGATACGACACCGCGACCACCGTGCCGTTGACCCCAGATACCTGCAACACCCCCGTTGCATCATTCAGGGACACGGTCGTGCCATGGGACGGCGAGGACGTCGAGATCAAGGCCAGCGTCCCAGGCGCGGCCTTGTCGTTGTATGTGACCTTGATGGCCTTACCGCCGGTCGGGACTTTGAGCTTAATCACGACGGAGCCGGGAATGACGTCCGGCGCCAGCGCAAACGAATCGGTCCCCGCGGTCGTTTTCCGTCCCTTGAATTTGAAGGCCTTGCCCGGCTTGATGAACACCAGTCCGGCAGATCCATTATCGGCGATGGCATAACTGGTGGTGACCGCGACACCGGTCGGCGCCGCCCCGGTGGTTTCGACGTAGTGCAGGACGGCGCCGGCAGACAACGTCAATGATAAGGTCTTCGGCTCGATTTGATCCGCCAGATCGATGCTCACCAGGCCACTGGCGATGGTCCCGGACCCCGAGACCGGCGTCTCGGGATGGACGTCATAGGATAGCGATAGCTGCGAACCGGGATCGGGGTAACTGTTCGGCGCAATATTGATCGCACCGGATCCATAGTCGATGGTTCCGCTGCCGCCGGCTCCGGCAAACCCTCCGGCGCCATCATCCGTGAGCGATACCGGTGCCGCCGACACCGTCCATGATACCGTCACCGCGCCCGCCTTGAGCGGTGCCGCGCCGGAGTTCAGCGCGAGCATCGGCACATCGGTCGCCTCGGACTCCTGGCCCCCCAGATTGTGGACCGCATCCGGCTGCCCCCAGTTGAACACGATGGACGAATTGAAGTCCGGAAAAGCCGTCAAGGTCACCACGCAGGACCCGGTCGCATAATCGACGGTGCCGGAGCCGGCGCTGGTATCGCTGACCAGTTTGCCATTGGCATCATCGATCAGTCGGTACCATTTTCCGAGCGACATGAAATCGACCGCGAGACTGCCCGGCTGCGGCACCGGTTGTAGATTCGGCGTGTAGTTGTATTGCCGATTGGTCGACGTGATCGGGATGGCATACGAGTGCGCGTTATTGGCAACCGCCACTGCCGGCGTCGCCGCGATGGCCAGCGTCCCGGACCAGGCGCCAGGACCGACGATGGTCACCCGGCCGGACTCATACTCGCAGGTCCCGGTGTAGGCAGTCGCTGCTGCAGTAGCCGTGACGATATTGCCGCGGCCGTCATCCTTCAGCTGGGAGCCACCCGGCAACGTCACCGCCAGAGACGACCGACAGAACCCCATACCCAGGTAGCGCGTCACGGTGCGCGCGGCATCGGCCGTCACCGACCCGCTGTACGTTAACGACCCGGTATCGCCGCATTGCAACATCGGCGACGACAACGCGCCGGCCACGATATCGACCAAAGGTGTCTCGGCTCTGGCCGATGGCACCAGCGCGGCGAACGGCGTGCCGATATTGATTTCAAGGTCTCCGGAGCTGACCGGAGCCGTGACCTTTTTAACCCCGAAATATTGCGCGGCATCGGCGACCAGGGTATCGCGGAAAATCGTCGGCGATGAGTGCTTACTGTCCCGAACCGGACTCGGCTGCCCCGGAAAGTCGTAACGCAGCGGAGCCGCAATTTCGACCATGACGACATCGCGAAAAAAGTCGTAACTGGTACCTGATATGACCTCGGTGTATTTGATCACCTCATGGCTTGCGATCTTCGACACCCGGACGTATTGCGACTGCACCGTGTAGCCAGAGCCTTCGATGCGGAGCAGGTAGACGTCGCCCGACTGCGGAGCGGCCGATACCCAATCCGAACTCGGTGTCTTGTCATCTTTCGCCAGCGAGTACGAATACAAGCGCAACTGGCGCTGGCCGGCGAGATGGGAGCCGAACAAGACCCAGCGCGCCTCCGGACCCTGGATGTAGTAGCTCTCGATTTTGTCCCGCGCATTGGCCCTAACATCGGTCCACGAGCCGGTCGAGAATAATGTGACATTCACCGAATCGTCGTCCGGCGGATCGGTCACGATCAGATGGGCACCGAGGTAGGTGTCGGTGTTATCGGTTTCGACCGAGGCAAAAAACTTCCGCAGGGATACCCGGCCATAGACCCGGTCCAGATCGCTGATATCGTCGAAAAGATTGTTCGTCTGCCCATCGACAATCTCGTTGCCCGTCATCCGTCCCCCGCCATCGGCGAATTCGGTCAACCGCTCGGATTGCAATAGCTTTAGTTTGGATTCGGAAATGGCCATCAGACACCTATCACAAGGAAATTCAAGGTCACAATGTAGGGATCGGCATCGAGCGGATCGGCATAGTCGACCACCGGCCGCGCCTCGATGGGTTTACCCCCCGCGTGTCGCCAGGCGACGGAAAACGTGTGGGAGCCGATGGTGAGGACGAAGGGAGGCGTGCCGGCCAGTTTGGCTTGTAGCGCCAGGACGGTGCTCCGCGCGAGCCAGCCGTAAGTGTCGCCGGCTTTCAAGGTGATCGGTCGACCGCCGGCTCGCACACCGGTCTGCAGGATGAGATTCCCGGTGATGCTGCGCGATTCGACCTGCTCGATGGGTGTCCAATCGAACTCGTCGATCCAGAGCAGGCTCGGCGACAGGCTGATCGCATCGAGGGAAATCGCCATCAGTTAAGCCCCCCGGTCGCTCTGGCTCCGGCCTTTCGCAACAGACTGACGATCTGCGCCGCGCCGGCCTCGCTGAAATCGCCGGCTACCGTGGACCCGTCCGGCGCCGCGAATTCGACGCGGACCTTGGTCGGTGGCGCCGCGGAGGTAGCCGGCGCTGCGGATGTGGACGGCACGGTGGGAGCGGTGGCCGGCACCACCGGATGCACCGGAGTCCGTGCGCTGGCAGCCGCTGCCGCAGCCGCCTCCTGCTTGGCCTTGGCTGCTGCCGCCTGTTCCGCGGCGATGTTCGCCATTTTCCGGCGATGAATCTCCTCCTCCAGCGCCATGGCATCGCGCAGTTGCTGGACTGCCTCGGTATTGCCGGCCTTTTGCGCCTCGGCCAGTTTCTTGTTCAGTTCGTCGATGGTCTGCTGGTAGTGCAGCTGCTCGGAGGCCCGCGCGTTGCCCTGCAGCTGGTAGAGTTCGTCCTGCAAGGTCTGCAGCGTCGCGGTCGCCGAATCACGCAGGGAATCCATCTTGGCTTTTGCCGCATCCAGTGCCTGCTGCAACCCGGCCAGGTTTTGTTTGTCGAGCAGATCCCCCGAGGCACTCAACTCGGCCATCGCCGCTGCCATGGCGCCGGCCACGTTGGTACCGGATGCCAGCGCCTCATTAAGCGCACTCGCTGCGTCGGTATTGCGCGCCAGTTGATCCGCTGCCCTTTGAGCCATGTCGGCAAACCGCGCGAGGATTTTATAGTCTAGCTCGAACGTTTTGCTGAGCTTCAACTCCTCCCACATCGCAGCGGATGCGCCCTTGTTGTAGCGCTCCAATGCGTTGGTCACCTCGCCATAGAGCGAAATGGCCTGATCCGACGATTGGTTGACGTTGTCCTGTCCGCCGGCCACCCCATCGAGCCCGCCCTCCAGACCATTCAAGGATTCCCGCTCGGAATTGACCAGATCCTGGCGCGCCCGCGCTGCTTCGGTTTCCCGCTCCTCGGCTTGCGTCAGGATCGCCATGGTATCGGCACGGTCCGCTGCGGTGTCTTTTGCCTTCTTGTCCGCAACCGCGGCCTCAGCCGTTGCTTGTGCCAGCTTGGCATTGGAGACTGCAAAAGCCTCGGCCGCCGCCGCGGCCTGCTGTTCGGTCGCGGTACCGGCGAGATGCGCGGCCTTTAGGTCCTTGGCCTTTTGCAGCGCGACCGTGGTCTCGATATACGCGGCCCGGACCGCCGCGGTATGCAGTGCCTGGGCGGACGTGGCCCCCGCGAGCGTCGGTGGCAACCGCATCAATTCGGTGACATGCAGGCGCGCGGCATCGGCCGCTTGGCGCTTGGCTGCCGCGTCCTGCTGCGCGGTCGCGATGGCAACCAGAGATTTATCGGACATCGCGCCGGAGGCCTGCGCCTCCTGTGTGATCGCGGCGAGATTGTCCTGCGCCGCCCGCGCCTCGCCCTCCTTCGCCGCTACCATGGCCTGGGCGTGCTCGATCTCGGTCTGCTTCAGCGCCCCGGCCGCGGCAATCGCCTCACCCTCAGCCTTCAAGGCCTCGATGTGTTTCCCCCCCGCCTCAGCCTCTTGCACCGATGCCGTCGCGCTGGCGATTTGCGACTTCAGCATCGACTCGCGGGACGCGAAACTGGAGTCGATCCCGGCGGTGTAGATTTCGGAGAGTTTGACCAGCGCATCGGTGCGAGCGGCAACCTCCTTCAAGGATTCCGCCTGTTTGGTTAGCGCGCTGGTGGCCGCATCGGCAGCCGCCGCGGCCTGCTTTTGCTTGTCGTTGGCTGCCGCGGTTTTCTGGGCAAAGTCGGTGGTGGAGTCCGCGATCTCCCGATATTCCTGGCGGATCTTTTCCACGCCCCGATCAAAGGCGTCGGCATCGGTAAATCGCAGTTTGACGTTGGCGATCCGGTACTGCAGTTCGGTCACCGATTCAGCCAGCGCGGTACCGGCCAGACGCGCCGTTTCGAACTGCCGGAGCCAACTGCCGATGGCCCAACCGACGTCGGCCGCTATCACCCCTGCGATGGCCAGGTTCAGCGCCCCCATCGCCTTCGTCAACAGCGAGGTGGAGGTGGCGCCGGCTGCCGATGCGGTCGCCAGGGACGTCTCCGCTTCCCGCAGCGCGAGCTTCTGTGTTGCCAGCGCCTTGGTCAAACTGGCTTCCAGTTCGAGATTCCGAATGTAGGTCCCGCGCGCGACGGTCTCGGCCAGCATCGCCTCGGTGGAGGCGACGGTGGCGCGGAGTTCGGCCACCTTACCTTCTGCCAGCGCCAGCGCGGCAGCCCGCGCCTCGACGGCACTCGCCGCCTGCGCGCGCGTGGCCTGGATCGATTGGATCTGCGCCGCCCCATAGGCCAGCATCGACTTTGCCAGATTACCGCCCATCACGGCAGCGACGACACCGGCAACCTGTGCCAGTTCAGATAGATGGTCCGATGCCAGTTTGATGAACCCGGCGACGCGCTGCGTGATACCAGTTGACGCGTTAAGTTCACCGACGTAGCGCAACAACGAATTGCGCGCCTGCGTCATGGCGCCTTCGACGGTCTGCGGGATCTGCGCGTAGTCGCGCGCAATGGCCTCTTTCTGCGTCAGCAAGGCCTTAACCACCTTGTCGGCCGTCAACTCGCCGGCCTCGGCCATGGTCCGCAACCGACCGATGGGTATATCCAGACCGGCAGCCAGCGCCTGCGCCAAGCGCGGAGCGTTTTCCATAACGCTGTTGAATTCGTCGCCGCGGAGCACTCCGCTGGACAGTGCCTGGCTTAATTGCTGGATCCCGCCGGCCGTTTCCGAGGCTGCCGCGCCCGATACCTTAAAGGACTCGGCGATGAGTTGTGAGAGATCGAGGGAGTCCTTCTGGGAGCCGCCCAGTGCTTTGACAGCCTTCTCCGTCTTTCCGTAAACGGTGACGACGGACTCCAGATCGCTCCGTGTTTTTTGAGCGATATCGAATAATGCAGATTGAGCGGTCGTGAATTCAGCGGTGGAATCGGAAACCAGCTTGATGCGCGCCTTTAAACCTTCATACTTATCCCCGAGGGATAGCAGTTCGGCCGCGCCTTCGACATTGATTTTATAGGTCAGGTAGCCCTTAAGCGCGCCGAAAACCTGCGACGCGGTCGTCGAAATGGACTGGATCCCTTCCCTGGCGCTGCGGACGGCACCGCCCGTCGCATCCTGCGCCGCGATGATTAAGCGAACTGCTAAATCGGAGCCCAACATGATTCAACCCACCACCAAATCCAATCTGTTTGGAACATTGGTCGCCTTTGCCGGCTGCGGTTTGTTTATTTACCTAGCCGCGACCGGAAAGCTCTCCAGTGTGCTCGTGTACGGTTTCTATGCCTTCGTCGGAATTTCAGTCCTCTACATCATCATGCAAGTGATCAAAATCCTCTGGCCGGAAACCAACCGGTGAAGGCGACCCCGAGCCGCCTCCACCAGTGGCGTATCAGTTCGAGACCGGCGCATCGAAATTGATGGTCAGCGCCACTGCCTGACCACCGACGATGGTGATATCGGCCGTTGCCACCAGCGGCACGATACCCTCGCCCAGATCGGCATCGGCAGCGACCTGCAACTGCGCGGTCCCCAACGGACCGACCGCGGCGATGACAGCCGATAAACCGTCCGCGGAGGCCACCACTGTCAACAACCCAGGATCCGAACTGGACCAGGACGGCACTCCGTCCACTTGCGCCGGATTACCCTTGGCATCGACCGGCGCGATACTCGCCGATACGGTTTGATTGTCTTGTAACGTCAACATGGATAACTCTCCCGAAATGATGATGCCGTCCGGCGTTTTCACCGTGAGCATCAGCGCCCCCGGTGCGTCCGGATGACGGATGCAGATAGTCAATGATTGGATGGTAAGGTTTGTCGCCAACATCAGGATGGTCCCGCGCTTGATGCCCGACCTTCAGTGGTCGACCGGACATGGATGATCGAGCGACCTGAACCCCGCGCCCTCTCCTCAAAAAAGCCCGCGCGACGAAGAACGGGAATATCCGGGAAACCCGTCCTTCTTCACGCCACGCAGGCAACCCCATCTCCAGTGGTCCGAGCAGCGCCCAGACCCACAAGATCAGCCAAACTGACATCAGGCAGTCGCCAGATCCATGTCATAGTCCAGGTAGAAAGCGGACGGTTTGTCGTCCGGTTTGACCATGCGGCCCTTCAGCGCCAGCGTGATCATCTTGTCGCTCATAAAGTCGACCTCGCCATCTGCGGTCAGGCGCGCATCCCAGACCCAGATCCACAGCGGACGACCGTCGTCCAGATTCTTGGCATCCAGACGCAGCTGACCGCGGACCTGCGGCACGGTCCCACCCAGAACCCGCGTGCCGGAGATCGCGTGATAGGTGCCGTTGACATGAGTCGTCGCCGCATCGGCAATCGCGCCGGTCGGGACGATGTAGATGGTCCCGGTGACCCAATCCACGGTGTAATCGGTCCCCAGCACATACGTCACGGTATCGGCCGCATCCTTCACCGAGAAACCGGTCGATACGATGTTCTGAAAACCGATCTGCAGATAGGTCCCTTTATGGGCGACCAGCGGCACCGACGTAAGCGTGCCGGCCGATTGCGCCATCGACTGGTAACTGCCCTGCAGCGACATCGCCAGCGACGCGCCGGTGATCCGATTCACTTGCACGGAAAAGTCTGCCGGTTTGGGGATGGCGATGGATGAGTCAATCGACCCATAGCTGTCGCGCTCCTTCGACGTAGACTCGATCAAGTCCGAATTCGGCTTAATCGCGAACTTCGCCACCCCCGGCCAGCGTTTCTCCCCTTGATAGACCCCTGCCACTATTTCGTTGACATACAGCGTACCCGCTGCCAATACCCCACCCGAACTGACGCTCATGGCCATAACCTCCCAAAGTGATCCGGGAGGCGGTGCGGGAGTCCTCAATCGTCCCGCTGCGAGCCGAACCTAGTAACGATGCGTGCCCGGAGGCAGGCGTTAAGTTAAGTCTTGCGCTTTTGCAGCTGCACCCAATCGTCCCAGGCATTGATGATGCCGCGGACCAGGCGGATGATTTTCTCGTGCAGCGCGATGGTTTCCGGTTTCATCGTTTAAGCTGCAACAGAACGCGCGAAGCGAAGTCCACCAGGTGGTCGTAGAAAATGACCCCGAGCGATGGCAGCACCAAACCGGCGATGCGCCACCCATGCTGGCCGAACCACTCGAGCACGGTCAGCACCAGGCTCCGCTCGGTTTGCAGTTTCACCACCCCAATGGTGTTGCGTACTGTCTCGCCCTCGAGCGCGTTGATCCGTTCGTCCAGCGCCGCCATTTCCCGGCTCTGTTCCCTCACCAGGTCCTGCAGGAACGCGATCTGGTCGACCATCAATCTCTCGTTTCGGCGACGGATTACACCCAACTCGATGTCGTCGCGTATGTCCTTCATGCCGCATACGGCTCCCAGTCCAGCAGGACGCGTGTGGTGAACGACAGCGTCACCTCGAGATACCCGACCTCATAGATGGGCTCATCGTGGCCCAGATATAGGACCCGGCGATTGGCAATCCCGGTCCAGTTATGCAGCGCGCTGATCACTGAAGCAGCGATGGCGCCGGCTCGTACCAGAGCCGAGTCGGTCCCGGACGGACGCAAATCCGCCACCAGAATGCGGATCGACCAGGACTGCTGCTCCTGGATGCGACCGATGTCCTGCCCGCCATCCCCATCGACCTGGCCGGCGCCGCCCATCACGAATACCGCAGGCATCAGATCGGTCAGCGCCAGGTCCCCTGCGACCTTCGCGGAAAACGAACCCACCGTGGTCACACCTATCAACTGCGCCTCCAGGCGCGCGATGAGCAAGGTCTCTGCTTCAAACAGATTCATCGGAGCGACCCTGCCGGAATAATTCGTAGCGCAACTCCTGCGCCATTTTCGTGGTCAGGATGGCGCCAGTTCCCTCGGACACCTGCCGAATCACCTTACTGGATGTCACCAGAGCGACCGCCTGCTCATAGATCGGTTTGCGCTCGTCGCCGGCCCGCTTGAAAATCGACCGGTGCCCGGATTTCATGGTGGCAACGAAAGCACCCTCCCAGAAATAGTCCCGAGCGAACGCTCCGGTCGCCGCCTGGCGCAAATTGCCCACATAGGCTGCGGCGATAGGCAGCGTACCGAACCAGACCACATAACCATCTGGCAGCGCTTTGGTTTTGATACGGAAATCGGCGAAGGCCCGCCTGGGAATTTGGGTATCCTGAGCCATGAGACTGGCAATCTGACCCTTCGCCCAGGTCGCGGTCTTTTTGAGACTGCGCCGCCTGGCCGATTCAACCTGCTTGCCTGACACAAGATTGTTCAACAGCGTCAATGCCTCCTTGCTATCGAGTTGGATCACGATGTTGATCACGACGTCACCCGCAGCCTGACGATGGAAATGCCGAAGTCGTCGACCGGTCCGATATCGACCACCCGCATCAGCCGACCGTCGAGACTGAGCACGTCGCCCGAGACCAGATTAAATGCGAGCGCGTCCTCCCAGACCACCTCGAAATGCGGCGTCGGATCCGGCAGGCTGAGCGACTGTCCGAACACCGCATGCTGCATATCGGTCCGGAACAAGCCCGACAATGTCTGTGTCGGATCCGCGAGCCGATGGGCATCTCGCCGCCACTCTTTCGGCGCAGCAGCGAGATACTCAGACGCGATGCTCATCGTCGCTACGCGGTCGCAGCGGGATCATCCTCCGCAGCCGCGGACTTGGATCCGTCCTGAGGTTCCGGCAGATCCGCGAGCCCGCGCTCGAGCAAGGATCTCGCCTCCTCCTCATCGAGCGATAGCACCGAGCCGGGAGGTACTGTCGTACCCCCATCGACCACTGCGGAGTAGCGGCTAATAACCTTGAGTTTTTTTGCCATGATTGCGCCCCCCGTTTACAGGACTGTAGCGAATAGGGACGCATTCACCCGCGTCGGTACGACCAGCGGTGCGGATTGCAACAGCAGGTAACGCACGGATGGATCTTTCTCCAGCCATGACTTCGGGTAATACGGCAGTGCCTGAAACCCTGCCTCCTCATCGCGGATAGCCCCAAATGCCCTGACACCGTCCAGCCGCGGACTCGCCAGCACGACGGAACCGGCCGGCAGGATCGGCTGCTCGGAGCCCGCGTCATCGACGTACCATCCCGCGTACACCCAGATGTTGAACCCGTCGACCACCCCCATGAATACGCCACCCTCAGCAATCTGGGCGTTTTGGACCATGGTCGAATTGCCGCGATACTGGTCCAGGCGTTTCTGGACTTCCGCATCCGCCCGGAAAATCTTCCAGACATCCACGGTCATGGTGACGTCGGTCGGCATGACACCGGTCGCCTGCAAAACGATCTGCGCCCAGTCCTGTAACAAATTGAGCGGATTGACACCGGCCTGTCCCCAGCGATTGCCGCCAGTGAGTGTGATCGTCTGGCCGGCTGCGCGACCGAACGACACGTTAACAGTCGGGTACTGGTCCCCTGTGATGGTGACCCCACCGGTCCGCAGGCACTCCGCAGCCATGACTTCGAGGCGCCGATTCACCATGTCGATCTGGTCGGCCAGGTCATACGCCACTAGAGCGATCTGCCGCGCCGCCGGGCTCAAATTGCCGCCGATAGGCTCACCCGCGGAGCGCTTGAACGGACGATTACCCTCAAAAACCCGCTTGTCCTTGATGTAGGCAGGCTTAAAGGTCTTGGTGGTGAATCCCTGCGATTGCACGATTTTGCCCTGTGCAATTGGCGCCACGAACGGCGCCAGGCGCCGCTTTTTGTCGATCACATCGAAATGGATCTCCTCGGTATCCTCCGTCTGCACGGTGGGAAAGTACCGGTCGATCCAATATTGCGGTGTAACCTTCAGGCTTTGAACAACACCCAACATCGAGTCGGTCGAAAATAGATCGGTCATGGCTTTATGCTCCTACGGACGAGACCAGGATGATGCCGCGCTTATCCTGGAGTCCGTCCCGGATACCCGCAGTAGTTAGGCCCGCTCCGATGGTGAGCTTTTCCTGTATGAACGTGCCGGAAATGTAAATCATCGCCTCCGCGTCGCCGGCCGAAGCGTCGCAGTCCTGTGCGAGCACGGCATCCGGTGTTTGCGATCCATCGGCGGATGCGGAAAGCGCCAGGGTATATTTCCCCGACGCGGTGATCTTCCCCAGGACAGCGCCACGGGTAAGGTTTTGTCCGGAAATCAAGGTCACCTTACGCGACACTAGATCATCGGCATCGCCAGCGATGAGCGCATCCGGCGTATAGGTTGTGGAACCAAAACTTGCAGGCATATCGAAGTCCTCTTAGAAAATGGATCAAGGGATCCGGATCAGCTATCCCGGTGCATGCCGATCTGACGCAGAACCGATCCGACGTTAGCCATGTGGGTATCGAACCCGTCCTCGGTCTTGGCATCGAGCCCCACATCCGGATTGCCGATGGCAGTCATCGCCTTCTTGAACTCGCTGTCGCCGGTGTCGGCCGGCGCCGAAACTGTCTGTGGCGACTTCGCCAAAATGGCCTTGGCTTCGTCAGGCGATGTGTTCGTCTGCATGGCCAAAAACGATGCGAGTTCGAGCCGGCCTGCGGCCTCCGGACAGCCGTGAATCGCAGCGATGCGCTCGCGCTCCTCGGTGCGAGCCAGTGCCTGCCCTTCGGTCAGTTTTTCTGCGGTAACCCTGGCAACCTCGCGGTCGAGTTCCGCCTGGGAGTAGATTTTCTCGTCAGCGCTCATGGATAACCCTCCGAATCGGCTGTTTTGAAAAGGCGCCGATAACTCGGCGAGGATCTGGTCCGGCGTCGCGATGCGATGAGCCAGACCCGCGTCGATGGCATCCTGCCCTTGATAGATCCGCGCCTCCGTCGCCCGGATCATGTCTGCATCCACCCCCAGGTGCATCGCCACGGTGTCGACGAATAGCGTATAGGTGGCATCGACCCAAGCCTGCAGATCGGCTTTAACCTCCTTCGGCAGCGGACCGAAGGGATGACCATCCGCCTTGTGCTTGCCGGCGAAGATTTGCGTAATTTTGACCCCATCGGCTGCCAGCGCACCCGATACGTCGATGTGCTTGGTGATGACTCCGACCGAGCCGGCAGCCCCGGTCGCGGTGATGGCGAGGGAGGATGCTGCGGAGGCGAGCAGGAATCCGCCGGACAGCGCGAGATCGCTGGCGACGGCATAAATCGGTTTGATGGATCTGGCCGCATAGATCTGTGCGGCGAGTTCGAACGCACCGGCAACCTCGCCGCCGGGACTGTCGATATTGAGCAGGATGGACTCCACCGAGCGATCCGATAGCGCCGAGTCCAGCTGCCGCGCGATGGTCTGATAACCGAGGATCGCCGAACTGTCCGCCGTCATCTGGCTGCGATGCGCCAGAACCCCGAAGATATCGATCACCCCGACCGGACCCACCACCCGGTAGCCCGGATCCATCCGGTCCCCGCGCGCGGTGGTATAGATCGCAGGCGCCGGTGGCAGGTCGACGTCGAGACCGAACCGCGGACCGAGCCCGCTGATGATCGCGTCGAGCTTGCCCTCAGCGATCAGCAGCGGTGTGTTGAATATGCGTGCAGCGATGTGTCCAAGTTTCATGGGCGTAAACCTATCGGCAAATGAGTGTCAGATTTAGGAAAAAAGTGACAATTTTTTAGTGCCTAGGCCGCAAGCGCCAAAACGAGCAACTCCTGGAGGCTGAATGTGGAGAGCGCTGCGCGTGCCGACCCGGTCGCAGCGGCTCTGGCTGAAATCGGCTGTGTGAGGACGACAGGCGGCTTCGTTTCGATGTTTGAAACGGCCGCAGGCGCTAACACCGCACCCGGCGCCGGCAGCGAGGCCTCGACCGTCAGATCGCCCGTCGCGCGTGATGCGGAGCCGGTGCGGCCTTCGAGGACAGCACCAGGACGCCAGGGATCGGGATCGCGCGCTCGCGGTGTCGGCACAAAGGCGCCGGACCCGGAGCCGCCGGTGGAATATTCCGGTGCCAGCGCGACCGTGGTCGCGAAACTGGCTGACGCTAACGACCGGCTCGAGGCCTCGCCAACCAACTGAGCGCCGCCATCGACCTGCAGCTGTGCCGCGGAGATGCTGTAAGCCGCTCCGGCCATCCCGCCATCGGCCGATGGCCATCGGCCGGCAGCGAAGGATTCAGACCCGGTCCAGGCAGCGCACACGATCTGCGTGTCCAGGTGGGCGGATCCGGACCCCAGGCTGTTAGCCGCACCCAGCAGAAACGCACCCAGGCCATGCACGGTGCCGTCGCTGGACGACAGCGAACTGCAGGTCGCCGATACCACGATCCCGGTCGACAGCGCTGCGGAGCAGACGGAGGTGCTGGATGCCGCGCCGGCCAGTGCGGCAGCCAGGCCATGCAATAGGCCAGCACCGGTCGATGCGGACACCGCTGCGCCGGACAGGACGATGCCGGTCTGCAGGCTGGCCAGAGCAGATGACAGGGAGGATGCGGTGTCGGCCAGGACCGCGGAGGATCCGGTGACCAGACCATAGGCTGCGCCGCCGGAACTGGCCGCTGCCGACAACTGCACGGAGGTGGAAAGCGTGGCCGGCGCGGTGGACACCGAAACTGGTGCGGCCTGAAGGACCGCAGCGGTGCCAGTCAGGAGTCCTGCGCCGAGGGAGGTGGAACTTGCTGCAGCGGTACACCGCACCGCGGTCGAGATGGAACTGCTGGTCGAACCGACACTGGTGGCCGCAGCGACCAAAGCGATGCCGGTGGACAGTGTCGCTGACGACACTGCGACATCGGCACCGCTGGCCAGCAGCACAATGGCTGATGTTAACCCGACAGCCGATGAGGATTGAGCCAGCGCCGATCCGTCCAGGTGGATCCCGGTGGAGAGTATGGCAGATCCGGCGCCGCTTGCAGTGGCGGCCCCGGCCAGCGCCGCGCCGGCACCGACCACAGTGCCCAGACCGGTGCTCCCGGACGTCGCTGGCGCCACCAGCGCAATGCCGGTAGACACGGTCGCCGCGGAGGATCCAAGGGAGGCGACGTTCGCCGCCAAAAAAATCCCGGTGGTTAAGGATCCGGATCCCGCCGCAACGTCTGGCGCCGTTGCGGCGAGCACGATGCCGGTGGTCAAACTGGCCGAACAACCGGCCACTCCGGAACCGATACCCCCGAGGGAGATGCTGGTCGTCAATGTCCCGGTGGACGTCGACAGCGCCGCCACCGTGCCGCCGAGATCGGCAGCCGCGCCGCCGGCAAAGGCAGCGGTTGCCGAACTGTCGCTGACCGCTGCCCCGACTAGCGCCGCCGCGCTCGCCGCGCGGACCCCGACGACCACCTCGTATGCCGAGCCCGCAGGCGCCCCCAGGACGATGTCTGCAGGGACGATAGGTGTGCGGCCCGGAGCCAGATCGACGACAACGTCCCTCCCAGCGCCGGGAGTGCGAACGATGATGTCGTAGATCGACATGCTAGAAATTGGGCGTTAAGGTGTCCGCGGAGGCGCCGACGTAGGTATTCCCCGCGTAGTTGGCATAGACAAAATGATTCTGGCCGGCAAACGGCGTCGGGAGCTGATAATTGCCGTTTTGATTGGTGATGCCCGAGGACACGAAAGCCTCGGTGGACGATAGGTAGAGGTTCACGGTCGCAGCCGCGAGCGGATTGCCCCCGGTGTCGACCACCCGACCCATCACGAAATATGGTCGGCTGAACCCGGAATCGGTAACGGTGACCGGCTCATACAGCCCGCCCTCGGCCGCATCCTGCCCGAAGGGATATAGCGACACGCTCGGATCGCCACTCAGACCGCGGGACCTTGGCCACTTTTCGGTATAGCCCGACTTGGAAACAATCGCCCCTGGCCGGCGCATTTGATAGGCATAGTCAAACCGGGATTTGTACAGGTCGGATTTGTCCTCGTCGTGGATCCCAAGGAAGGATCCAGTCGTATCGGCAATGGTATGCCAGAGGAACGAACTCATTGGACACTCGGCGCGTCGCAAGCCGGCGTGATGATCGGCACATCGCCGAACCCCAGCCCGCGATTATGGCGCTTGATGCAATCCCGCGCGTTGTCGAGCATCGCCAGCGCATAGACCTCGTTGTTGATGCACCCAGCCACCGACATCGCGCCGTTACGACGGACCGTCAAGGTGAGCACCGCCACCGGCTCATCACCGTGCAGATCGTCCGGATCCCGGCTGATAAACGGATTACTCATCGGCGACGACCCAGAGCGCTGAATTGGCCGCACTCGCGGCGATATTCCAGAGCACCAGACCTCTGGAAACGGCGCAGATGATGCCGCGCGGAAACGTCCAGATGATGCCCGCACCAATGGTCGCCGGCAGGTAGCAGCGCCGCAGGAACGTGGTCGGGACGGTCGGCGCGGTGGTCCACGCAACCGCGGTCGTGGTTTGGCCGGTCGGATCGTTGGGATTTTCAGCCAGCAGCGCCAGAGGCGATGTCTGCGCGACGCTGCCATCATTACCCGGACGACCCAGACCATAAGTCGACGCGGTCGCAGCGCCCAGATTGACGCCGAATTCCATGATCCTGGGCGAATTCGTCGCCGACGCTTTGACGTCAAACGACGGAGCGGTCGTCGTCGATACTGTGGTGTTTTGCCCTTGCGAATAGATGGACATAGGAACCCCTTAATTGTCGATCTGGTAAGACAACGCCGCGGGAGCGAACGACGGTGCCGCGTCCCCGTTGTTGATCGTTTTGGCTTGCGAGAGCGCGCCCCAGATCAGCAGATTGCCGCCCGACAAAGCGTCGTAGATGCCGAAATGCGTCACCATGCCCCAGTTGGCTGACGGCGCTGGAAAAGTCACTGCCGCATTATTGGACGTCGTCCCAGACGCACCACTGGACACGGCTGTACTGGCCGCGGCCTGCGTGCCCGCCCAGTTGGTGAGATTGGAGGTGACCGGCTGCCGCGCATAGGCACCGCCGGAGACCTCCGTGCCACCACCGGCATCCGATGGCGCCGCGGTCAGCAGCCCCACGTAGGTGGTCGCCGGAGCCGTGAAGGCCTGACCGCGCAACAAAAAGTCGATCAGTTTATTCTCAAGGTAATCGGACATCGCGGTCATAGGTCGCCCTCTTGGATTTCAGCGGATAAATTCCCGTCGTCATCGCGACGAGTCGTGATGGTTTTCTGCGTCGAGTACACCCGAGCAACCAGATTGCCATCGGCATCGCGCTCGGTTTCGATTCGGGAGGGAGCCGCAGGCTGTGGCATCTGCACGGAGACATGGATCGGCGCCGCCGGCTTTTCGGCGAGCGCCACTACAGCGGCGACCATCTCGGCCATGGGATCGACGGCGTGGAGCGCCTCGGCCGGCTGACTATCGCCCCCATCGCCGGTATCGTCTTCTTCGACAGGATCCTCGCCGGCATCCGCCGCATCGGCCGGATCCGCGGCCTCTGCACCGGCCGCGCCAGGCGTGCTGGCAGATGGCGCCGGATCCACCCAGAGCCCGCGCTCCTTCAGCAGCGCCATTTCACGCGAGCGCTGATCGATGACCTCTTCATAGTCGAGACCCTGCTCCGCACATTCGGCCTCGAGCGTGGAGAGATTGGAATCCATGCGGATTTTGGAGGCAGTCGCCTCCTTGACGGGATCCACCCAACCTCGGCCGGCAAATACCCACCGGGACCGGGAGTATGCGTACTGATTCTGGTAGTAGTCCGGCGCTTGCACGCGCCCGACGTTGACGGCCTCTTCGAGCCACAGCTTGTAGATCGGACGCAGCCAGTAGTCGCTCATCCACCGACGACGACCCAGGAAAAACCGCCAGGCTTCGAGCAGCGACGCCCGAGCGCTCGAGTAGTTGGTCCCGCTAAAATCTTTCATCAGCAATTCATAGGGGATATGCAACCCGGCCGCGGCGTGCCTGAAGGTCGCCTGCATGAACTGTTCAAACGCAGGATTCGGCCGCTTCGGGGTATTCGGCGTGAACGTCGAGCCCGGCGGAATGGGAATCACGGTGTTGGACTGCAGAACAGGCCGGTATTGCTGGACCTGATCATCATAGAACTGCGTGGCTTCATTGCCCCCGGAATGGAAGGCGGATGCGGCATCCTCAGCGGTGAGTTGCGCCTCCATGAATCCCAGGATCATCGAGGACGTCACTGCTGCGTCGAGTTCCGCGGCCGAGTATCGGCCACCGAGATAGAACTGCCGCAGGACCGCGGTCAGCGCCGGCTTACCGCGGGACTGACCGGTGCGCTCTTTGTCGTGCAGATGGATTACCCGCTGCCGGCCCCATGGCGTGCGCGCCGGGACGTAGACGAAATCCTCTGGCTTGTACGCGCCGAAACGGTAGGTGTCGCCCGGATGGTAGCGGAGGATCCAATACCCCATGGGAGCGCCCAGGTCGTCGATCTTGATCCCGCCACGGACGGTGGGATCGGCAGCCAACCACGGTGGTGTCTTCAGCCGGTCCGATTCGATCAAGCCGATTCTGGTCTGCCAGCGGCAAAAGGGACGTTTGATAAAATACGGGATCGCCAGCGCCTCACCGTTGAGAAACGACGAACTGAGCGCCAACAGCGTCAGACCGAGAAAGGTCATCGACTGCGCTGCATCGCATTCAATGGGCTCTTCAGCCCAGGACCGAAACTCGGCCTCGGCATTATTACCCCACTCCTGAGCCTGCTCTTTGGTCCAATTCAACAGCTTGTAGTCCGGCTGGGCGGATAGCCGCAATACGTGCCCAATGATGTTGTCCCGGTACGTTTGCAGCGCGCCGGCAGCAAGTCCGTTGTTTCTGGCCAAGTCCCGCGTGCGGGACATGATGGTGGTGAGTTCGGGAATCAGCGCCGCATCGGCGCTGTCAGGATATGGATTCCAGGTGCGAAACGCAGGATCCGTCCGCGATGCCGCGGTGTGGGAGGATTCCAGAGCCATCAGATGGACACCACAAACGGACCTGGCCTCGGCCTGCGACCGGCCTGCTTCATTTCGACTGCCTTCTGCAGCAGCGTGATGTAGCCGCTCAAGGATGCCATCTCGGCCGGCGTGTATTGCCAGCGACGGTCAGCCCATTGGATCAACACCGTCTTGGTTCCGGTCGCAAGCGCATGACGCGCAGTCACAGCCTCGGCCAGCCAAGTCTGCAGTTGGGAGAGTTCGAAGGAGAGAAGGGATGCCAGGTCCATGGCGCCGAACATATCGGCAAACGAGTGTCAGGTTTAGGGAAAAAGTGACAATTTTTTTATCCACAGGACGAAAAGCCGTTCTTCAATGCGCCGGTTACCCACCCCACCCGGCCCCCAGCGTGAGTGAAACCGCGGAGCCGGGAGCGTGGATAACCGGCAACCCCTTTTTATATATATAAGAAGGGAGAACTGAGAAAATGCCGATTTTTCAACCATATACGCGTGCAACTTTCTCAATTTTTGACCAAACATTCTCAGAAACTGTCGAAAAATTCTCAAAATTTTGTTGAATTTTTGAGAAAGTTCTCCCACTATGTTGGCGAATTTTTCTCAAAAAAAGGGCAGAAAAATGAGAAAACTTGCTCAAAATGAAGTGATAGAAGAACACGAACAGGACCACCGATACGGTATGCCGATCTACCAGGAGAACCCATCGGTCGGAGGCTCCGACAAAGTATCGAAACGTAAAAAGGTGCAAGTCGGCAGCGACAAGCGAGGCATCATTTTTGACGATGGAGACAAAATCGCTATCGGTGGTGCCGCCTTTTATGAGTTCGAAGAAGTCGATGACGAACGTTTCGTCAAAATGTATTTGTCCGGTATTAAACAGGCAGCCGGACTGAGTAAGGCAGGACTAACGGTTTTTGAGATGGTGTACCAGAACGTCCAAAACACCCCGAACGACGACAAAGTGATGCTGAGCCCCAAAAATTCCACCTTGACGTTGAAAACGTACCACCGAGGCCTCCGGGAACTACTTGAAAAGGAATTCCTTTATTTGACGCTCTACCCTGGCGTTTTTTTCGTCAACATTCGGTATATGTTCAATGGTGACCGGCTCGCGTTTGTGCGAGGCTACAAGCGAAAGTCGAAACGCAAGATAGACCCTAAGCAAAACGACCTGTTCATCGAAGTAGCAGACGAGTGAACGAGCCCGAGATGGAACCCGACAAAAACGGCCGCGGATTTTGACGGGATCCCGACTGCTCACAGTCGCCGACCCGACAATTCTGGCCGGAGCTTTTGACGGTTTTATGCCATTTTCCGCATGCGAATTTGGCGTATCTCTTGCCAAGACCTTGGCAGAACTTCCGCCAACTTTCCCCCGGTTTTTTGGCGGAATTTGCTAGGCCGGATTGAACAGCAACCCATCGGTGCCATAGGGCAGCACGATGGTAATCGGCAAACCGAGTTCTCGCGCGCGCCCGAGTTCCCAATTCACCCCCCTGGAATGCGCCCAACCAGGCGTGCCGACGACCAGCAACTCGCTGCATTTTTCCAGGAATCGGCCGTTTAGCACCATCCAGAACTCGAAATCGCCAGGGAGCGCGTGTCGCAGCGCAATGGGATGGCACATCGTGATCGGCGAGAACACGACCTTCTGGTATTTGGTGAGCAGCAACCCGGCGACATGCGTCACCGTCTCGAAATTTTCATTCTCCACGCGGACCTTGTCGATGTAACTGGCTAACGGATCCTGGCAGGAATACGGTGTGGCGAGATAACTGATCATGGTTTCCTCATTGCTTGAATTGCGGATTTGCACATTTCCTCAATTAAACCGTTCCGCATTTGCGCCAGACGTCGCCGCTTTGAATTCCCGCGCGATGTCCTCCAATATGGGAGGGAGCACGTCGGTAACCGGCGCCCGGAATGTCGCCGCAACACCGGTCCCACAGCAACCATTGATGACGATCACCACGACCGCATCCGCATCGGTAGCATCTACTGTCGCCTGGCAAATCATCCGGTAATGTTCGGCTGTCTCTTCTAGCGTTTCAGCTGCGGATTTAGTCCCCATCGGTGTCTCCTTTGTCTTTTTGATAAACGGCAGGACCCGCTCTATGCAGGATGCGATAGAACGTTTTTTCCGAAATCTGGAATTGCCGGCATACCTCGGACCGATTCCAGCCAGTGAAAGCAGCGACGACCGCCCGATCCCGACTTTCCCGGAACCCGGCTGGGATGTAGACGGTGGTACCGCCCCATTGCCGCACCAGGGAGTCGTGGCAGGCGACGGAGAGTACCTGGGCATAACCGGGATCGATACCGCAGTCGACGAGCGTCTGCAGCACCAGGTCGCGGATCGATTGTGATGTCTCGCCCGTCATAGCCAGCCGCCGGAATGATTGGAAGAACCTGGATCCGGCCGGCGCCGGACGACCGGCGCGGCAACTGCCGGCGCCTCCTGGGTAACCGATACGATGAGTGCCGGCAGATCATCGGTGCCGGAGGCCTGGACGACCGCGGGAGCGTCCTCTGGCTCCGGCGTTTCCAGCAGGGACAGCAGATCCGGCTGCGCCAGGCGCCGCTCCATCTCATCCCAGAACTGGCGCTGATCCCGATAACGCTCGGACAACACCTCCAGGCCCCACAGTGCGCCCACCGTACAGTCCAGAACCTCGTTTCTGGTGGACGACGTCGGCTTAACCCATTTGTAGACGTGCTGGCCGGAGGTTTTCTTCAGGATCCGAACCTCCGATACCAGCTGATCGTAGAAAGCCGGAGCCAACTGCGTCGAGAAATGCATATAGCCCGGTCCCGGCATTTCAATCGCCAGGCGACCGAAAATGGTGTCCTTGGCCGCATCGGTGCCGATCCAATAGAGCTTGCAGCCATGCTTGATCGGTCGGCCGGTGCGCTGCCGGACGTCGACGAGCGTGCGCCGGCTTTTGATAGGCCGATTGTCCGCGGTCTCGCCTTTCGTCGCGTAGACTTTTCGCCGTTCGCGCGTTCGGCAGAACCGGTACGCTTGGTGCGTCGCGTAGCCGGTATCGACACCGACGATCTCGATGCCCAGGCTGCCGCCCCGCGCATGCCGGTAGCGCTGCTGGAGATGGGGATCGAGCCGCTCCTCCCAGTCGGACTCCACAAACGGATTCACGTCATCGATCACCCGATAGTCGACCACCCAGGACTCCTCGCCCCGTCCGAACCCCCAGACCACCATCTCGAATCGATCCGCCTGCACGTCGACGAAAGCGACCAACACCAGTGCGTCCCGCGGGACCACCCGGAGCGGATACGGCTCAGCCCGCCGGATCAATTCCTGGGCATCGCCCTTTTCGACATCCTCCTCATACGGCTCCCCGAGCGTGGTGTTGGTGAAGGTCTTGAGCAGCGTCGCGTCGCCGGTCGCCGCCTTCAGGACGGCACTGAGATACTCCCTGACGATGTTTGGCCAGGTCGCCTGCGGCGAGTACCCGGTCCAGATCAAAAACGCGACGTGAAACGGCACCGGAGCCACCTCGTCGTCCATATAACGGAACACTGGCCCCCGATTGATCTCCAAACTTGTCGCTGGATCCACCCACAGATCGCGATCAATCCAGATGCCGGTGGCTGCGTTGATCCAGCGACCGCGGTGGTAGACCGACAAATACTCCTGCTGTGAGTAAATCACTCCGCATTTAGGGCATAGGTGACCGACGGTATCTGGATCGGAATCGCGCCAGATGAACCCATAAGCCTCCTTTTTGTCGCGTTTTCCGCCCCAGACGAGCGGATGTTCATGGCCGCAATGCGGACACGGGATGTGAAACGCGAACACCTCCGCGGCCTGCTGCGTGCGCGTCTCGATATGGGACAGATTCTTGGTTTTAGGCGTGGTACCGGCAATGATTTTTGGAAAGATGGCGCCTTCCAGCCGTTTTTTTGCCAGACTGAAGGGATCGCCCTCGCCCTCGATGTCCTGGTCGAACGCGTCGAGTTCGTCCAGGTAAACGACGTCGACGGAGATGCGTCGGTAAGACTTCGCCGCGGTACCGCCGCGGAGATGCAGCATACCGGTCAAAAATTTCTTGGATTTGAGCGTGTTGTCCTTATGCCGGCGCAGGCACGACGGGAAAATGCGTTCCATGACCGGCACATCGCGCAGCATCGGCTCGAGTTCCACCTTGGTGAACTCGTCCCGGTCCCCGTCCGATGGCTGCCAGAGCGCCTGGTTCCGTTTTTTATGCTCGGCGAAGTAGCCAATTGCTGCTAACAGGCATTTAGTGAAACCAACCCGCGCCGCTTTCATAAAATCGACTTCGACGATATCGTCGTGGCCCATGCAGTCGAGGATCGCGATCTGGAACGGGTATGCCTTCCACCGGGACTCGACGTAGCTGGACTCGGCGGACAGATAGAAATGCATTTCCGCCCAGGACGACAGCGCGACCGGCGCATCCACCCGCAGCGGCTCGAGTCCGAGCAGGACTGCCTCGCGGATCTTCTCCGCTACCTCGGATTTAGGATTGTTAATTCGTGGCGTCGACATCGACATAATCATCCACGTGAGCGACCACCTCGTCAGCCGCCCGCTCGATGGCCTCAGCCCCCACCACCACCAACAGATTGCGCGAGTCCGTCAAAAACTGCCGGATCAGATTCAGCTGGTCGGCCGTCAACGCAGGAAACTGCCGTTTGAGTTCGACCGGGATGGAATCGAACTTCGATGCGACCTGCGAGCAGACCCGTGAGAGCGCGAGCGTGAGATTTGAAATCGGCGCATATTCGCCCAGCGCCTTCTGTTTTTTCAGCCGCGCCAGATATTTCTGCTCCCGCGCCAGGCCAGCGCGCTCGCCGGCCAGATTGATATCCGAACCGGTATACCGGCCGGAGGCCTGCTCCCGCAGGCGCCGGATATAGGCCACCCTGAGACTGTCCCGCGTGACATTGGCCGGATCGAACCCGAGATCGGCGATGAGATCACGCACGTTGCGCTCGGCCAGGTCGAGATGCACCGCCAAGTCCTTCGTCTTCGGCGCCAGATTTTTCTGGATCTCCTCGTTTTTGATGTACGCGATGTAGTCCCGCACGACCGCGACCAGCTGGTACTCGTTCCGGGACACCCGTGAGATCGCGCCGGATTCCGCCAGGCGCGTGAGTTCGGCCGGCGACAAGCCTAATAGCTTGGCCGCGGTGTCGTGCGGGATGTAGCCGCTCGGATTATCCGCCATCGCCGAGCCGCTCGCGCTTGATGTCCTCAAAGGTGCGCTGGTCGCCCTCGAGGATGGCCTGGTGGCCAGTGAAGTTTTGCCAGCGCGTCACAACGATATCGACGTAGGGAGGATTCAACTCGGAGCCATAGCACGACCGGCCGATGGTTTCCGCGGCGATGATGGACGTCCCGGACCCCAGGAACGGATCGTAGACGATGGCGCCGATTTGGCTGTTGTTTTCCATCGGTTTTCGCATCGCTTCGACCGGTTTCTGCGTCGAGTGCCCGGTGTCGCTTTTGATGTGCTCGATAAACCAGACTGTCGACTGCTTACGCCCCCCGACCCAGCCCGCCGTCTGGCCCTCCTGTACCGCGTACATCGCGAGATCGTGCGTGACCGGCATATCAGCGTCGGTTTCGGCGGATTCGGGCTCTGGCGCCTTGTCAGCGGCAAAGCACGGATCATGTTGGTGGTGATAATGCCCGCGAGATAGCGCATGTCGCGTTTTCACCCAGACAATCTGGGCTCGAATGCGAAATCCACAGGCCGTTAGGGAATCTGCGACCACGTGTGCCTGGGTACCGGCATGCCAAACATAAGCCGTGGAGCCCGGAAACAGCGCCCAGGTCTCCCGCCAATCCGCCCGATCATCGTTTAAAACCTTCCCTGTCGCGAAGTCTGCGCCCTCAACTCCGTCGACTTTCGCGCGCCAGGACGCGTCGTAATTCACCCCATACGGAGGATCGGTGACCATGAGCGCCGGCTTTGCCCCGGCAAACAGGCGCGCAACCGTCTCCGGATTCGTGCAGTCGCCGCAGATCACCCGGTGCGTGCCGAGTATCCAGACATCCCCAGGCAACGAACAGGCAACTGCCGGCGCCGGAGGCGCATCGTTTTCGTCGGTGAGCCCGGCCCGCTTGATTCCGTGCATGAGCGCGGAGATCTCATCGCCCTGAAACCCCGTCAGCGATACGTCGAAGTTCAGCGCGGCAAGTTCGCCGAGTTCGAGCTTCAGCAGATCCTCATCCCACCCCGCATCCTCGGCCAGCCGGTTATCGGCGATGACATAAGCGCGTTTCTGCGCGTCTGATAAATGCGAGAGTTCGATGGTCGGGACTGTCTCGATCCCCAGCGCCTTAGCAGCCGCAAATCGCCCATGCCCGGCAATGATGCCCGACGATCCGTCGATCAGAATCGGATTGGTGAACCCGAACTCGCGGATGGAGTCCTTCAGTTTCCGCAGTTGTTCGTCCGAATGCGTCCGGGAATTGCGCGCATACGGCACCAACTCGGCCACCGGCCGATATGTGATTTTGAGTGATTCATCCATCGATTCCCCTATACGGACCCCCCTAGTAAAATCCTCGTGACTAGACAAAAACCGCGAGCCTTTAGCC